GACCTGAATGCCGACCTAGCCCCATCGGCAGACAAAGTGGGGCAATTTAATTTTTAGCGTAACCAGACACCTGTTTACGCCTTTTTCTGACGGAGAGTGAAATTGAGGATAGTAAATAACAACTCGTTATTACTAAGATTGCGTAACCCTAAACAAGTTACGACAGTGATACCTAAGAGTAAAGAATTAGAAGATAACAAAGTATTAGTTAATTGGGGTATAGAAGAAACTCACGTACTAAGAAACTTAAACATAAAAGCTCCATCGCCTATAGAAGGTACTTACACATGGACAGGTCAGTACACACCCTTTGACCACCAGAAAACAACCTCCGCTTTTCTAACTCTTAACCGAAAGTCTTTTTGTTTTAACGAGCAAGGTACAGGCAAAACAGCTAGTGCTATATGGGCATCAGACTTCTTACTAAACAAGGGGTTAATAAACAGAGTACTTGTTGTGTGCCCTTTATCTATTATGGATTCCGCATGGCGTAACGATCTGTTTACCTTTGCCATGCATCGTACAGTTGACGTAGCCTATGGCTCTGCCGCAAAACGTAAGGACATAATCAACAATGGCGCTGACTACGTGGTAATAAACTACGATGGGTTAGCCATAGTGGAGGATGTTGTAGCCAACGGAGGCTTTGACCTAATAATAGTGGACGAAGCAACGCACTATAAAAACCCTCAAACTAATAGATGGAAGACACTCAACAGGTTAATAGGTGTTAATACGTGGCTATGGATGATGACAGGAACTCCTGCGGCACAGAGTCCTTTAGATGCTTACGGTCTAGCCAAGTTGGTAAATCCAAACAGTGTACCTAAGTTCTTTGGTTCTTTTCGTGATGTAGTCATGCGCAAGGTAACTAACTTTAAGTGGGTGCCAAAAGAAACATCTACCGAAACAGTGTACAAAGCACTGCAACCTGCGATACGTTTTACTAAAGAAGAGTGCCTCGACTTACCTCCTATGGTGTACGTTAACCGAGAGGTAGAAATGACCCGACAGCAGACTAAGTACTACAAAGAATTAAAGAGTAAGATGGTAATGCAAGCCGCAGGAGAACAAATAACAGCGGCAAACGCGGCAGTCAACATGAATAAACTCTTACAAATATCAGCAGGGGCAGTGTATACGGGCAAAGGAGGAGCGTTAGAGTTTGATATAAAACACAGGTACAAAGTTTTACGTGAAGTCATAGACGAGTCTAGTAAGAAAGTATTAGTGTTTGTACCCTTTAAACATGTGATAGATATACTTACTAACAGACTACGTGATGAGGGAATAACTACAGAAGTTATACGTGGTGACGTGTCTGCACCTAAGCGCACGGATATATTTAAACGCTTTCAAGAACAAGAAGACCCTAAGGTATTAGTTATCCAACCTCAAGCCGCCGCGCATGGAGTTACCTTAACAGCCGCAAACACTGTGGTGTGGTGGGGGCCAACAAGTTCTTTAGAAACTTACCTACAAGCTAACGCTCGTGTACACAGGTCAGGACAAGATCATAAATGTACCGTCGTCCAGCTCCAAGGTTCTCACGCAGAGAAACGTGTTTACGCATTGTTAGATAACAGAATCAACGTTCACACAAAAATGATTGATCTTTACAAAGAAATACTTGACTAAAGTATAATAAGCCACTAGAGTAGACATTCCACTACTAAAGGAGATTGTTATGGGTGAGGTAGAAGATGAACCTAACGCGGCTAAATTGACTGAGGTTTATTTAAAGATAAAGACTAAGCGTGCGGAGTTGTCCGCATCATTCAAAGAAGCAGACAGTGCGTTGAGTGAGCAGTTAGATCAGGTAAGGAAGGCGCTACTTACATACTGTGAGGATCATGGGTTAGAAAGTGTTAGGACACCTGCGGGATTGTTCTATAGATCTGTCAAAACCCGATACTGGACTAGCGATTGGCAATCCATGTATAAATTTGTATTAGAGAATGAAGTACCTGAGTTTTTTGATAAGCGTCTTAACCAAGCTAATGTAAGGCAGTACTTAGAAGATAACCCCGACCTAGTACCTAAAGGTCTTAATGTAGATTCAGAATACGCGATAGCGGTGAGGAAAAAGTAATGAGTGAACCATTCGTACCTATTGAGGAGTTGTCAAAACACTTTTCAGTATCAATATCTACCATACGTTCTTGGATACGGCAAAAGCACATACCCAAGAGTGCGTACTTAAAGGTGGGCAACACCTATCGTTTTAGACTTAGCGATGTTACTGAGGCGTTGAAGCCCACTGGTAATTATGATGTTGGGATGCAAACATCAATAGATAACGTGTTAGATGAGGCGTTTGCGGACGAGGATATCTAATGGGGGTAGGCTCTGACCTACGTCGAGTCAGTATACGTGGTAGCAAATTTAACGAGGTAATTAACGGTAAAGAAGTTAGCACGAATACAGATAGTTTTAGGGATGTTGTTATTGTAAATGCGGCTCCGATATCGCGGACATACTACGAGGATGCTTATGACCCCAACAAGGTCGCCTTTCCTTTATGTTGGTCAGCAGATACTCAGAGGCCATCTATAGATGTTCCTGAAGAGCAAAAACAATCCGCTCGTTGTATGGATTGTATGAAGAACATACGTGGTTCAGGTAGTAACGGTGGTCGTGCATGTAGGTTCTCACAGCGCCTAGCAATAGTATTTGAGGGACAGTTAGATGAAGTGTATCAACTCCAACTACCTGCTACTTCTATATACGGCAAGGGGCACAGCGGACACATGACCATGCAAGGCTACGTCAAATTCTTATCAGGACGTGGTGCCAAGGCTACAAACATTCTTACCAGAATGTATTTTGATGAGAGAAGTGTTATACCAAAACTTTATTTTAAACCTGTACGTTCTCTTGGAGTTTCAGAGTTGGATACTGTGCGAGAAATTATTAATACCCCAGATACACTTAAAGCTATTTCTTTAGATGTATTACCAGTAAACAACTTTACCTCTCCGTTTGATACTGTAGATGGGTTTGAACTAGATGCAAACTTAACCTAAGGACTTTTGTTATGAGTTATATTATTGAAAATGTAGAAATACTTTACCCCCGTATTAACCAACCGTACAAGTTTGACCAGACGGCAGGGGACAACGGTAAGAGCGTGCCATGTGATGCATTTGAAGATGGCGCTAAATATGAAACTAAGTTTCGTATGAACAAAGATCAAGCTAAAGCACTATACGTACCAATGGCTGAAGCTTACGCAACGGCTAAAGAAAAGAGTTGGCCTGATAAGATAGACTTTCCTTTCGACAAGCAAGAAGACGGTTCTTTCATAGGTAAAGCAGTACTTAAAGCGGCTTATGGTAAAGATGCTACAGCGAAACCAAAGCAGTACGATGCCAAGAGTAAAGAGTTACCTGAAGATTTTAAATTAACTACTGGAAGTACAGGTAATATAGCAGTAACCTTTTACCCATACTTTATGCGTGACGCAGGTGTGTCTATCCGACTTCGCGCAGTGCAGGTTACTAAGTATCTACCTCTAGAGGCCGCATCACCCTTTAGCGCAGTAGATGGTTTTGAGATAGAAGAAGATGGTAACCCATTTGAAACTGCCCCTGTAGTTAAGGAATCCGCGCCAGAAGTAAGTGACGATATATTTGAAGACACTCCTGCTCCAGTAAAAGAGCCTACGAAAGTTGTCAAGTCAAAGAAAGCTGTCGCGCCTAAAGAAGCAGATAAAGATTTAGCTTCGATAGTCGAAGAGTGGGACGCTTAACCCCCTCAAAACACGTTACGTAGCTAGGATTTTCCGAAAAGGGTGCGCTTGCACCCCTGCTACACTATCTCTCGGACTTAGGTAGTGAATCATGGATACAAAAACATTTTTACAGAATACGTTGGGCAGGGAAGGTCACTACTGTGTATTTGCATTCCGCACAAAAGATGATCGAAGGGTACAGAAATTCTATCCTTCTATAGATCACATAGTGGATGTAGCACAGAATTTAGACTCGCAGGGGTACGATACTTACTTTGCCCTAGCAACATTTAAAGAACCTAACTCACGTAAAGTTAACAACGTAAACAAACTAAAATCTTTCTTTCTTGACCTTGATTGCGGTGCTACAAAAGATTATCCCGACCAAGACCAAGCCATTAAAGCATTAGGGCAATTTTGTAGGACTCTTTCCCTACCCAAGCCTATGCTAGTTAACTCAGGGCGTGGTGTACATGCCTATTGGTTCTTACATGAAGAAGTATCTGTACTGGACTGGGTTCCTGTAGCAGAACACCTAAAGAAGTTATGTGGTGTTCATAAACTCTTAGCTGATCCCGCAGTCACTGCCGATGCCGCTAGGGTACTACGTATACCAACGACTCATAATTATAAGACCGACCCTCCCTCCCCTGTAAGTTATTTTGCAGGTGATGTGCCTGATACCATAGACTTTGATGTGTTTGCCAGTCTGCTTGGTATGGATACGATACCAGTTCCTGTCAAGATAGATGGCGGACTCAGTGCCTTTAGGGAAGCGTTGATAAAGAATAACGAGAATAAATTTAAGAACATTCTAGATAAGACTAAAGTGGGTGTGGGCTGTGCGCAGATTCGTACAATCGCTATTGACCAAGAGAGTTGTAGTGAACCTTTGTGGAGAGCAGGGTTATCAATAGCTAAGTTTTGCTCTGATGGTAGTAAGGGTGCGCACTTAATATCTAAGAACCATTCGGACTACTCCGCAGAAGGTACCGCAGATAAGCTAGAGAACATTAAAGGGCCATACCTCTGTACTTCTTTTGACGAGTTTAATCCTGATGTATGTACGGATTGTCAGCATTGGGGGAAGATCAAATCTCCTATAGTGCTAGGCCGAACCGTGTCAGAGGCTAGCGAAGAAGATAACACGGTTGAAGTACTTGCAGACTCTGACGACGAGTTTAGTGACTCTACAACCTACACCATCCCTCCATACCCCAAACCCTATTTCAGAGGGGCTAACGGTGGTGTATACCTACGAACAAAAAACTCTGATGGGGACATAGACGAGAAGATCGTATACCACAATGATCTGTATGTGGTGAAACGCATACGTGACCAAGAAGCAGGGGAGTCAATAGTTATGCGGCTACACCTGCCTAGAGATGGTGTACGAGAATTTACAGTACCTTTAACAGCAGTAACATCTAGGGACGAGTTTAGAAAGCAAATGTCTATGCAAGGTGTTGCTGTAACTAAGATGGACGATATTATGGCTTACACTACAGCATGGGTAAATGAATTACAGGCAACTAACGTAGCAGACGAGGCCCGTAGACAATTTGGATGGACGGGAGATGATTACAAATCTTTTGTAGTGGGGGATAAGGAAGTGTTTGCAGATTCGATAGGGTTTAATCC